TCAAATACGCCATTGTGTTCAACGACAAATTCGGCGCTGTGATCAATGACGATATAGCTTTCTGCCGACGCATCCGAAGTAAGATTGAAACCCGAAGCCAAACTGGCATCGACAACACTCACGGAACTGGATTCCGAGCCAATATCGAAGCCGGAATCCGACAACAACTCAATTATCGCGTCGACCGACATTTCGACATCGATGGTAAATTCAGATGACGCAGCAAGCGTTACGTCGACAGCAAGTATCGACGAATGGGTGAGAGAGAATGACTGAGAGTAGGCAATATCAATCCCGCTCTCGGTAGATGTCGCGCTATCTACCGAAAAGGTCGTAAGGTCCTGAATGAGTGATAGACCAGCAACCGGAAGATACTGGTTTACAATATAATCAAGATCGCGTTCCAGAGGGGGGAAATCCCCTAGCGCAATCCCTGCGTCGATAATGGCTTGCTCATCGGCGGTCGCCATCAAGCGATCCCTCGCTTACGTTTTAGGGATTGCCAGCAGTCTTCGAGAAGGTGGTAACAGTTACGGTCTGCCCAACGGCAATGTCGGTGTTGTTGATCGTCATATCACCGCCGCTCATCGCAACAGTACCCTGCTCGTGGACCGTCGTGCCGGCAGTATTGAGAATGCGGTAATATCCCGCATCGCCAGCAGCCACCCCTGTTCCACTCCATGTGCCGGCTTTAGCGATGACCCCGTTCGATGCAGTCGCCATCCAGTCAGAAGGGAGCGCCATCTCGACCAGCAGTGTCCCTGTCGCTGCGTCTGTCACGTTGGTCGGTGGTGCGCCTGTATAAATACGCAACTTGGCGGCAGTGCCGATTGTGGCCTCATATGCGTTCATCATCGCGTTGCGAACCGCAGCCGACATCCTTATAACCATTTTCGTCCACCTCACTAAAAGGTTGAGTTCAGATTGCCAGTCGGCCTCTCAACAGGGATTACCCATCCGTATAATCCACCTTTTGTGGATTTGCAATCCAACAGTTGATTATGAGCCTAGCAAACTACGAAGCTTACCCTTGTTGCGGCCGAGCACGCTCAAAATCACTCTCTCACCGGATGAACTGTCCATCCAGTTTGAGGCACTGGCTTCATCGAGCACGACAATGTTGCGGATCGCATTTGGCCCACTGTTCCCCGACCCACGTTCGGATGCTGCCAAGCGCTCGGTCAGAGCCGACTCTTGTGCTTCCGTGCGAATGGTTTCACCGCGCTCAAGAATGGCGGGCACCTCGTTGGACTTCAAACCCGCAACGCCACCCGTGTGAAAATAACTTGCTGCCGAGAACACGCCGGGGTCAACCTTGCGGGACCGAGTCGTCGAACCGATCGTACCGCCATCGTGTGCAATCGCTCCACCGAGAGCAGATGCAGCCTTACCGATCGGACCGCCGAAGCCAGCCAGCGCGTTGAGGATGGTTTGCTTCAAGATCATCATCGCGATCTCGCGCAGGAAGTTCGCAGCGAACTGCAAGAAGGCTGTACCGAGCGCTTTGAAGGCGTTCTCACCGTTGGCAACAGCTTGTGCGAACGAGTCGAACACTCCGAGCAGCCCGTCCGCAAAAGAGCCGACCAACTGCTGCGTTTGCTGAGACGTGAGGCCAAGTGTGTTTACGGCTCGCCCGACATTAGCGATCGTTCCTGCCGCAGTCTGAGTTTTGGTAATGAGCGCATCAATGATCGGAAGTTTGGCGGCAGCCTGCGGCCCACCAATGGCTTCCCACATGGAACGAGCGCTTTCCGCAGCAGACACGATCTGCGTGTTGAGATCAAGGATCTGCTGCGACAGGGTGTCCGCTGTTCCGACATCGCCTGTCTGCATTGCCTGCTTATACTGCTGCATAAGGGCGTTGCGCTGCTGTTCAAGCGCCTGTGCCTGTTGCAGGGCGGTGTTGGCTTCCTGAATGGAAGTCTTTTGATCACGCTTCTCCTGGCTGATCTTGTATTCTTCAGCGGCAAGTTGCTGTATTTTGGCAATCTGTTCGTCGGTAAGAACGACGCCGGCTTCCTTGGCTTTTTTCTGTTCCTCGGAAAGCTTTTTCTGAACGAACGCTTCTTCCGTCAGACGGCCGGCGTTACCGTTCTCGGCCTCCTGCAGAGCAAGGCGCTCATTGAGCCCTGTGTTGTATTCTTTCTGCGTCTCAAGGCGCTTGCGCTCGACCTCGAACTGCTTCTCGGTGAAATCGCCGCCGCTCTGGAATAGTGTGGCTTCCTGATTTCGACGATTGGTATTGATCCCACCGTTGTGGCCGGCAAGCGAGCGGATGGCCTCGGCAATCTGTTCGACAGTGCCCTGCTGGATCGTATCCAGAATGCCGGTGCTTTTCAGGTCGCCGTAATTGTAGGCGATCGATGTCAGGACGCCTTGCTGTTGAGGTGAGAAGGCATCAAAACGATTGGCGCCAACCTGGTCACGGGCGGTCTTCCCGAATTCATCCACGCGCCGTGTCAGGTCGCGAACCGCGTCCGATATCGGAACGGTCATGCCCTGCGTGACTTTCTGGATCGATCCATCCGAGAGGGTTACCGTGTCGGAACCGTATCCGGCGCGATAAGCGTTTACGTCCCAATAAGGGGTGGGCCTGTAACCCTCGAACTGCTTGATGATGTTGAAGGCCGCCGAGCCGCCGTCGCTACCAAGATTGCCGAAGTTGACGGCCGTCATACCAGCCTGATAGCGTTCCTGCGCCTTCACGAGATCATCGAACGAACGGGCGAACTTGATCGCCTGGTTGTACTGTTCTTCGAGACCCTTGATGGTTTCCAGCTTTTTGAGTTCTTCGGCTACTGACGGAATGAGTTTCCCCATTTCATCCATTGCTTCGTTGAACTTCTTCGCCTTTTCCTCTGCTAGTTTCGTCGAATCGGCATAACTATCCGTCGCTGCCTTCGTCCCAATCAACGCCTTGTCCGCGTCGGTGGCAGTACCGCTAAACGCCTTCACCACGGCGTCGGCCTGCTGCATGGCATCGTAAAGCTCAAGAAGGCTTTTGGTTGTGCCGTCACCGGTGTTGACGAGGTTGAGCAGTTCGAGGGCGATGTCCTTGAACATCTGATCAGATGGATTGAGTGCTATGTCGTTCAGCACCTTCTCCAAATCTCTCAGGGTCTTGGTGCCGTCCCGAACGCCGTTGATCGCTTCCTCGATCTGGCGGAACTGCTTTATCTGCGGAGAGTTAGACGGCAGATCGGACGAACCGGCGTAGAGCACACGAGACAGACTTTGAGCGTCCTTGAGGCTCGCCTGGAAGGTGCTGCGTAGTTTCTCAGCACTGGCAAGAGCCTGCGCGAGCGTGGCACCCCTGATGTTATCGGCAACCTTCTTGGTGGTGCCTTCGATTGTGTCGTATGCCGTCTGAACGGCGTGCAGGATCCTCTCGTGCTCGCTAACGGCGGCAACAGTCTTGTCAACCTCCGTTGCCCACGAACTAACGGCCAGCGTAACGCCGGTCAGGATAATGCCGGGAAGGCCGCCAACCGCTGACCAGAGCAAACGGAACGCGCCGGCCGCGACACCTGCGAGACGTGTCAGCCCTCCAACGGCGACTTGCAACGCTAGAAAACGCGCACCTGCCGTACCACCAACCACAGTCGCGACACGCAGTTGGGCGTTCATCGCAGCAATGATCCCGGTGCCACGGGTCAATGAACCGGCAAGCGCGTTCCACTTGGCTTGCGTGGCGGTGACCGTGCCGGCCCACGTAAACATCTCGCGGTTCAATGTGCCTGTGGCAACCGCGTTGGCCTTTAAAGCGGTCAGCCAATTGCCGAGACTACCTGCTACCTTCAATGCGACCAGTACGCCGGCAATGCGTGCGAAATCATCCATGTACGGCAGCAGAGCCACCAAACCTCTGGTGACATTGCCGAGAGCGGCGCCGAGCGACAGGAAGAATTCGCGTCCTTCCGTGCTCTGGAAGTAAGTGTTGAGCGTCCGGAGTCCATCGGTGAAGGCGTCAATGAAGCCACCCTCGCCCACGCGAAGCTGCGCCTGAAAGATGTTGTTCTGAAAGCGGCCAAGTTCTGCAGTGGTGGAAGCAAGAGCAGCACCGAGCTGCGGACCGAAACGGCGCTTCAACTCGTCGGCAAACTTCAGAAGCGTGGTCTGGTCCGACAGAACCTCACCCTTCTTCATCATCTCGTCGAGTTCGGCCGCGCTTACACCAATCGCTTCTGCGAAGATGTTGAAGGCACCGGCCAAGCGGTCACCCAACTGGCGGCGCAATTCTTCCGACGATACCTTACCCTTCGAGATCATCTGTTCGAGGGCGAGGAATACGCCGTTCAACTGGTCGATCGACAGCTTGTTGACGCGGCCAGCCTCGGCAACCGAGAGGAAGATATCTCGGGTAGCATTGGCAGAGAAGTTTGCGGCATTAGCTGCCACGGCAAATTTCGAATACTGGTCAGCCAGAACACCGAACTCGATACCAAGCCGAGCGGCATTGCGTTCGAGAAAATCGAGTTCCTTACTGACCTTGCCTGTGTCCTGGTTGAAAACCACGCCAAGGCGGCTCTGAGCCGCTTCGAGCGTCTGGTATGCCTTGAGAACACCGCCGATCTGCGAGATTGCTGCGTTCAGACCGATATAACTGGCGGTAAGAGACAGGATCTCACCGCGGATGCGCTGGAAAAGAGACAGTGCATCACGGCCACCGCGGGTGCTGCTGCGAAGCGCACCGTCCAGATTCTTCGCGCCAGCCGCACCGGACTCCATTGACGAGCCAGCCGCCTGTGCTGCCTGTCCCATGGCGCGGATGGGTGGGAGTGCGGCATTGGCGCTATTGCCAAGCTGCCGGTTTGCCGCAGCACTGGAAGTCGCTGCCTGCGCAACACGGGCCAGCCCCGAAACCGGCAGACCGGCAGCGGCGCGGAGTTTGTCGAGCGCATCAACCTGAGAGAAATATTCCGACTTGGCGCGGCGAGCGGCATCCGTGATGCGTTTGAATGCGTCCACCTGCTGTGTGGCATTGCCACTGACAGTCTGCAGACCGGTAGCAAGACGCTTGGCCTCACCTTCCAGCGCTTTCCAGTCGTCACGCAGTGTGTTGATCGCCGCGATTTGCTTCTGAAGCGCCGCCGCCTGTTTGGGATCGACGACTTCCGCGCCACCGCTGCTGAACTTGTTGAGGGCTTCGATGGCGCGGCGGGTGCGATCAATCTCGGCTGCATTTTTCGCGGCAGCAGCAGCAACCTCGTTCTGACGCAGTGCGAGCCCGCCCATGGCTCCACTGGCCTGATCGGCAACAGCTTTGACCTTGGCCTGTTCGGATGTCACCGTTGCCAGTGCAGCCTCGTTGCGCTTCATCTCGTCAGTGGCTTTTGCCGTCTCGCGGGAAAGGTCTTTTTCGTACTTAGCCGCCGCGTCGAGCTTGGGGTTGAGGCGTGCAAGTTCGGCTTCGGTGGCAGCGATGGTGCGGGTCTGATCAGCAAGCTGTTGCTGAACCTGCGCCTGAAGGCCACGGGCAGCCTGCGCATCGCGAAATACGGAAGTGTCGCCGGAAGGCGCTACTGGTCCCGGCGCCTTGCGCGGAGTGCGGGCGAGCTCTTTGTTGTATTGATTTTGGGCCCGTTCAGTCTCTTTGACCAGACGGTTGACCTCTGCGAGATCCTTCTTGTAGGCATCTCGCGTAGCCTTGGCGCGGTTGAGAACGTCATTCTGCGCCTGAACCTCGTCGCGGAATTTCTTGGCATTGGCAGCGGCTTCGGCCTGAAGCGCTGACCATTCCTTCGTTTCCTGAGAACTCTTGTTCAGAGCATTGGCGGATTCACTTGCAGCCTTATCCACGCGATCAAGGTTGTCGGCGATCGTGCCTAGCGCGGAGAGGCCCTTGGCCTGCTGCAAGAGCGTGCCAAGGGCGTTGCCAAGTTGCCCAAGAGTGTTTGTCGCCTTGGAGGCTTCGCTGCCTCCGTCCTTGAGCGAAGCCTTTAACTCTTTCCAAGACTCGGTGATGACATCGAGGTTTTTGGAAGCTTCGTTTCTGGCTTTTACGACCAGGTCGACGACGTTCTCTTTTCCGGCCATCAGCCCTTCCTTTTAAGCAACTCGCTTATGTCTTTGGTTCGAGTTGGAGCCTGCTCGTCATCTTCACGGTCATTTCCGTTCAGGTTTTCAATCAGTTCCGTCAGGGCTTTTCCGGCCGTCTCGGCATCTTTCTTTTTGCCGAACGCAGCCACGGCGGATGTCATGACTGCACTCAGGATCGTGGCGGTAGTTGCATGATGACGGTTGACGCGCTCCACAACTAGTTGATTTTCCTCCCAAACCTTTCCGATAGTGTAGAGTTCGGCGTTCACGTGACCTTCTGCCAACAACTGGCTGAGTTGGCCTCTTAGACCCCAAATCCACTCGTCTAGGCTTGGGGCTTTCTGAGTTCTTTGCTGAGACCGCCCGCGTTCGCCACGAGTCGCACGACGGTCTCGACGAAGTTTTTTACGCCACCCTGCATTGCGAATGTGAGCGTTGCGATTTTTTCAAGTGCAGCCACCTGCACGTCGATCGGAAGCCTCGCGTAGGGTTCAACCGTCGTATCTGGCTCCCGCTCTGCGTCACAAAGATAAAGCAGGTGTGCGATCGCCGAGGGGAACTTGCCGAGAATTTCGAGGGCGACGGATTCCACGGTCTGCTCGCTAAGAGCTTCTACGTTTTTGCCGCTGAATTTTTCGTAGATCGCAGTTGCGGTGTCCTGGTGAACATCAACCAACTGTGAGAGATCGGGAACGGTGAGACCGCGAACAACGATCTCACCGCCATCGAAAGTAACAGGTTCAGTTTTCAGGGTGTATTTCAAAACACGGGCTCCGCGTTAAGCCGCCTTGGGCAGGCTGGCGATGTAGATGGATTCGAGAGCGCCCTTGCGAAGGACCTCCACCGTGAACGGGATCTGCTGCCAGTCGTCGCCCTTGAGGTTGTAGTCGCCGTTCGGGGCAAGCGTGATGTAAGGCATGGTGATCACACGGTCGGGACCGGTGGCGTTGCGCGTGACGAACTTCAACGCACCTTCGACCTTCTCAGAACCCGAGATCACGCGGTCGTAGGTGGATGCGAGAGTGGTGTAATCCACCGTCAGATCGTCACCATTGATGATGGCGCCACCTTCAACGATCGTGAGCAGACCGCGCTCATAGTCGATCAGGTAGTCATCCAAGATGGTGAACGTGGTGGCGCCCTTCTTGACGGTCAGACCGGTAGTGCTGATCTTCACGTCGCCGACCGCGTCAGTGGCAGTTTCGCCAAGCTGATACGAACGGCCAGGGATAGCATCGGCAATGGCAAAGCCGGTAACAGCCCCACCGGCTTCCGTGATCGTCTCTTTGCCGGCAGCCGAGAAGAAGTAATAGGCGAGGTTGTCTTCGTCGATTTCATCGAGAACGATCGAACCGGAGCGCGTCACTTCGAGAGTGATCGACTTGTCCTTTTCGCGGATACCGCGGTCGCTGTTGAAGTGGGCGAGTTCTTCGGTTTCCAGCGTCAGAGAAAACTCGGGCGAGTTGCCGAGATAACGATAGCCTTCGCCGATCTGCGTGCCAGGCTTGAAGCGCGAGAAGTGAAGTTCCCCGCGACCAAGTGTATAGTTTTCACTTCCCATTATTGTCACTCCTTTGTTGCCAAATCGACAAACGGTTGATTTTCCTTTTAACCGAAAGGATCGCTGTTGTCCTCAACGATTTTCAGCTTCAAGGTGAGCCAGAAATACGCCTTGGTGGACACGGCTTCTTCCGGAGGGCGTACAACCCCGGCGCCGATCTTGAATTGTTCAATACGGTTCTTACGGGGCGTCCCGTCGTCATGGTAGCTGACGCCGAAAGGGTCTTTCTGACGGAAGGCCGAGCCTGGGGCTTTGCGATCATTTTCCTGCGCCAGTCGCTTCTTCACATCCGCCATTGCGACGTGCGCAGGATCAGTGGGGTTGTCGCGGTCATCACGCACGAAGCCCTGCACGATGATGTCCCACCAACCGTCTTCGGTTGTTGACACGAAAGGTGATGGTCGCATCTCATTCGGTAGCGGGGGCTCGATGATGCTGATCATCGGAACAGGGT